TGGAAGCCGCCGCGACTGGCGTTGAATCTGGCCGCAAGGTTGATGATCCTGAATATAGCAAGGCGTTCGCTAGCTATATGCGCACTGAAGATACTACGGTGCAGGCGTCGTTGAAAAAGACCCCTGACAGCGACGGCGGTTTCCTTGCCCCTGTTGAATGGGATCGTACCGTCACCGATAAGCTGAAAATCGTTTCGCCTGCTCGTCAGGTATTCGACGTACAAAAGGTGAGTGGCAGCGGTTTCAAAAAGGTGTTCAACCTTCGCGGGCTTGCGTCGGGCTGGGTCGGTGAAACTGATGCACGGGCCGAAACCAATACCGCGACATTCGGTTCGATGACCTATACCTTTGGTGAATTATACGCCAATCCTGCCATCACGCAACAAATGCTGGATGACAGCGAGGTTGACTTGGAAACTTGGCTTGCGGGTGAAATTGATACAGAATTTGCGTATCAGGAAGCCATAGCGTCGGTTTCTGGCAACGGAGCGAACAAGCCTACTGGCCTGTTGACTTATGTTACAGGCGGTACAAACGCAAACGCGCATCCTTTGGGTTCCATTGCCTACACGCCATCCGGCCTTGCCGGTGCGTTGCCAGCGGATATTGCGGGCGCTGATATAATCATGGACCTGATCTATAGCCTGCCCACCGAAATGGGGCAGAATGCCAGTATGATTGCTAATCGCAATACGATTAAGATTATCCGTAAATTGAAAGATGCAGACGGCAATTATCTTTGGCAGCCATCGTTTCAAGCGGGTGAGCCAGCAACAGTTGCGGGTTATTCGATCCGCGAATTTGCGGCGATGCCGGACATTGCAGCTAATGCCTTGCCACTAGCGTTCGGCGATTTGATGCGGGCTTATTCGTTGTTTGACCGCAAGGGCATGTTGGTTCTGCGCGACCCGTACACCAACAAGCCATTCGTGCATTTTTATACGACCAAGCGCGTTGGGGGTGGGTTGTTGAACCCTGAATTCGTCAAGCTGTTGAAAATCGCGGTGGCGTAAGCCTCGCGCAACAAGAGATGGGAAGGGGTCGCAATACCCCTTCCTTTTTCTGTGACCCGTCATCCAAATCGGCAACGGATTACTGAAAAAGGTTGTTAATCGAAAGGAATGGTTATGAAATTCACTAAAGCATTTTCGGGTGTAATTGATGGTGATGTGTACCCTACTGAATTCAAAAAGGGGCAAGATTGCCCTAAAGAATTGGCTGCTGCGGCGGCGGATGCCGGGGCGGTTGGTGCAAAATCTGACAAGCAAATTGCGGCTGATCTTGCCGCCGAAAATGAGGCGCAAACCGCAGCGGAATTAGCTGCTGAAGCGGAGGCTTTAGCAGCCGCAGAGGCACAAGCCGTCACTGATGCCACAGCCGCAAACGCATAAAGTAAAGCTAGCTCATGCGCTTTTCGCTTAGTCCGGTGGGTCCGGTGGATGGGGAACAAATCCTGCCGCTGGCCTTTGCGAAGGCGCATTTGCGTGTGTTGCACGATGCCGAGGATGAACTGATCAGCGGTTTCCGCGACTCTGCGCTGGATGCCGTCGAACAGTTTACGGGTAGGTCATTGTCGGTTGCGCGAAGCTATATTTGGAATGGGTGTTTTGGTGACGACATGATTTTGGGTGTCATGCCCCGTGCTGTTATCACGACTGTAAAATATGTTGATGTTAATGGCGTTGATCAGATTTTACCGCCAAATCAATTCTTAATCCGGATTGGCAACCAAAACCAGCTTATGCCCCCTGTTGGCAAAAATTGGCCAGTAACAGCCGATGGTGACGGTGTCGTCGAAATCGCTTTCACCGCTGGATATGCGGTTGGTGCGTGTCCGCCATCGTTGTTGCAAGCAGCGCGGTTGACGCCCGGCATGTTTTACGCCAATCGGGAAGCGGTGACGGTTGGCGTTTCGGCGTCTGAATTGCCGCTCGGTTTTGCCCGGCTGTGTCAACCTTACCGGTCCATGCGGGTCTAATGAAAGCGGGCCTGATGGACAGCCTGTTGCGTATTGAACGTCCGCAGGCCGATACGTCATTGGACGGCGCGGGTTCGGGTGAGTGGGTGGGTGTTGCCGAATTTGTGTGGGCAGAGGTGCGTGATATGTTGCCCAGTCGCGGTGAAAAAACCAGCGGCGGGTTTAGTGTTACTGCGCGGCAATCGCGGGTGCGCATGCACTGGCGCGATGATGTGAGCAGCGACATGCGTTTTGTCGATGTGACCGATGGATATGATGGTCGCATCATGCAGATTATATCCGGCCCAGCCAATTTGGGGCGGCGGGATGCAATGGAATTCATGGTCGAGGATTATACGCCTGCTGGAAACACGGCCTGATGGTAACCGTGACGGGCAAGGCAGAGGTGCATGCTTATATCGGCGGCATTCCAGCCAAGATGCAGGGTGTTTTGAAGGGCGCGGCAAAGGCGGGTGCGAACGTGATTGCGGATGAAATCCGTGCGCGGACGCCGTCGCAAGAGGTGCGCGATGAATTGCGCATTTCGGTAAAAACAAGAGATGGCGGCGTTAGTGCAAGAATCGACCTGAAAACGCAGTGGGCGCAGTCCATTGGTACGTGGTTGGAATATGGCACGTCACCGCATTTTATTACGGTGGATGACAGCCAACGCGAAGGGCGCAGCGCGGCACGCATAAACCGCCTGGGTAAAGAAAAAGGCGGCGACGGGTCGTTGGTCATTGGCGGTAATTTTGTGGGCAAAACAGTTTTTCACCGCGGCGCGCAAGCATATCCGGTGTTCCGGCCAGCGGTGGACACCAAAGAGCAAGAAGCGATTGCAGCGGCGCAGGCGTATATAAACAGGTCGGTGGCACGCGGAACAATTGGGCCAGAGGATGACGTATGACGCAAGGTGTGGACATCATCGGTGCGTTGCTGCGCGATGCGGAACCCATTGTTGCTGCCGTGCCAATTGCAAGTATTAAGGCTGGGTCGCTGCCAGAAAATGCCGAACTGTCCGCAATATTAGTGAGGTGTATCAGCTCGGTTGAACGCGATAAGTTGAAACGCGGTGCGTGGACCCGAACGATTGACCGTATTGCGGTGACCGTGCGGACGGCCAGTTACCGCGAACAACGCACGCTGATCAAACTGATCACCACGGCCTGCGCAGGTAAAACGGGCGACATTGGCGGCGGAGTCCGGGTGTCGATCCTTTCCGCTGGCATTGGTCCTGATGTGCGCGGTCCGGGCAACAGTTTTGAGCAAACACATGATTTCCGCGTCAGTTACGACGCCAATTAAGGAGAATGGCAATGGCCGATAAAATAAAGGGTATCACGAAAAAAGCATTTAATAATGCGGGCACGGGCGAAGCATTTGAAGCCAATAAAACATATGATTTTGATGCGGGCGCATATGCCAATTATATTGCCGCAGGTTTGATCGAGCCAGTATCCGCTGCCGCCGCATCCATTGGCGCAACTGAACCCGCCAAGGCCAAGGCCTGAACCCATTTGGCGCAGGCGCGCCGAATATTGCCGGACCGCCCGGTTTCATCAACAGGAGTAAGATAAATGCCTTCATCCACTGCGGCGGGTTCGACTCTCGCCATTTCAGCCGGAACTCCGGCAACACAAAATACAGCAGGTTATGCCGCGCTGACCTATACCGAAATCGGCAGTATTGAAAAGTTGGGGCCCAGCGGCGCAACATTTGATAAAGTCGATTTTCAGCCACTGAAAGGCCCAAAGCAAAAGCATAAGGGCAGTGTTGATTATGGAACCATGCAACCGTCGATGGCGCATGATGATGCCGATGCGGGTCAAGATTTGCTGCGCGTCTCCGCCGATAACCAAACGGCGTTGTACGCGTTCAAAGTGACACGGCCCGATGCGACAGTGAAATATTTTCAAGCCCGTGTGTTCAGTTATACCGAGACAATCGATAATGCGTCATCCATTCTGATGGGTGCATCGACCATCGAAATCAACACGCAGATTTTCTAAACCTATTCCGGCGTTTTGCCGGTCCACAGGTATCAATCCGCTTTGCCCACATCCCTCGCGGGGTGAGCAAGGCGGGTTGGTGCATTCTTAACCCGCGAGGAAAACTTCATGACAGATATTAGAAAACAAGCCGTAAAAGACACCGCAACGATGCACGTAAAAGGTGTCGATGGTGAATTGCTGTACACCGATGATAACAAGCCCGTTCAAATCGTCGTTTATGGACCGGGCAGCAAGGCATATGGCCTGGTTGAATCGCGTCAATCCAGTCGCGCCGTAAAACGCATGCAGGATAATGACGGCAAAATCAGCATCGCGCCATTTGAAGAGCGGCAACGCGAAACCGCAGAGGATCTGGCGGCATTGACCGTCCGATTTGAAAATCTGGATTATTCCACCGAACAAAAACTGGAAGGAACGGAATTGTATACCGCCGTATACGCCGATCCATCATTGGGCTTTATCGCCAAACAAGTGGCAAAATTTGTTGCTGACTGGGGAAACTTCAAGGCCGCGTAAGCCGCGAAGCGACGTTATTCGTGCGGCAAATGGCATGGTTGCAAGCCGTGCCAAAGCCGCGCGAAGGTACGTCGCCGTCAAAATCGGCGGCGGCGAATAAGCAAATCAGCCGGATTGACCGGATGCGGCGCGACAAGATCAC